CCAAAATTTCGTTTTGGTTCTAACCATCGTGTTCCATTATAAACTCTTATACCAATTGCTTCTGATTGAATTATTTGACACAATAAATCAATCACCCTATATGTTGATGATTGTTTTTCAATACGAGCAATTTGTTCTTTTACTTTTTGTTGCCAATAAATAACTAATGATTCAAAAGCTTTATTCCCTTCTTCTTGAGAACAAAATCCTTGTTCTTTACAGAATTCAACAATTTGTTCAAAAGCAGAAATAATTCTTGCTATCATATCTGAAGGTCGTTCTGCATTATTAGCTTCTTCTGCAATACTTCCTTCAAATTTTGTTTTCCATTTTAATATAGATTCAGCATAATATTTAATACCTCTTCTTTGAGCCCATGCTATAAGTCTAGGAGTAAATCCTCGCATTAGATCAAAGTTACGAAATCCTTGATTGTCTATTAATTCTTTCATTTTATCTAAATGAATTTTTCTTTCTTTACCTATTTCATGCGAACATTTAACAACTCTTAAAACTAGCATTCTTGCTGCAATAGATTCTGGAATATCTGTTGCTTGTCCTTCTGATGTTACTATTAACGAACATTTTAATTTATTACCACCACGAATTTTAGTAGCAGAAGGATCCATACGAGTTCTACTAAGTCCACCGTAAATACTATGAAATAAATCAATAAATTCCTTATTCTTCATTTCTTCTATTTTTAGATCATCTAATGCAGCCGTACTAACTCCAATTTTAATTAATTGATGCTCTAATGAAATTGCAGTTCCATTCCATGCTAATAGATTATCTTGATTTTTAAAATCACCTATCAGTGACATTGCTGCAATAGCCGCAGTTGTTTTATAAGATCCAGATTGTCCTGCTAGATAAATTGGAAATCCATGTTCATTTTGAACAATTCCAAATCCTTGCAATTCTCTAGTGCAAGAATCAAAAATCATTCCAATTAAACTATCAATTAAATTTGTATCATGAACCTTTCTTAGATGATTCCAAAATAACATTCCAGCTTGTCTGAATTGATCGTCATCTAGGATTATAAACCCATATGGACTTTGTTCTGTAGCTGTATTTGAGATTTTTACTTCAAAATTTTTATTTTTTACAATTTCACCATTGATGATAGAAACTTTTGGATATAAGCAAAAATAATCAGTTTTAAAATAAGAAATACAGAATTCTTCGCAAGGTCTACCTATGAATGGGAATATATGAGTTTTAGTTCTTGCAGGAATAGTTGACATTAAACTTTTAATAACCCAAAAATTTTTGTCTCGCATTGATGGATCATAATAAATTAAATCTGTTAAACTTGCTGTTGTAGCAGTAAATTCCATAAGTTTTTTATTGTCAACCATATCACAAGATGGAATCTCATTATTTTTAATAATACTGTTATTAATAACAATTTCTACATTATAGAATTTTTTATCAACCAAACCATTATTATTAAAGTATGTAATTTCATCTGCAATTCTTAAATAAAAATTTGTTTTTGGTTTAATTGAAATGTTATCATCATTAATTAATGTTTGAATAATTCTACCAGATTCATCAATAGAATAGTCTGCACATTTGATATCTCTGTTAATTGAAGAAATAGCTTCTATTGATTCTTCTGTAAGATTAAATTCTTTTTTAGCAATTTCTTCAAAAATTTTTCTCTGAGAAAATTGAAGTTTTTCAGCTAATGCAAAAGATAGTTTAATATGAGCATCACGCTTATTATCTTCATCTTCAATAGTATTTACAAATGTTTTTATACAGTTTACAGCATATCTAGGTAAACTAATTCTAGGTATGTCTAATATAGATGCAAGTTTATAATCATGATGTTTAAGGTATTCTTCTATATCATATTTCTTTTGGACATATGGAAGTTTACCCCAATCAGCAATAATCAAATCATTTGCTTCTAATTCTTTTGAAATCTTGGCACAAGTATTAATAATAGGATGATTCTTAGGATTTATTCTTTCATTTTCTTCGCCTAGATCATAATCTTGGATATAAAAAACTTTATCTAATTCCTCTTTAAAGACCTTTACGCTGTTTGTTTTAGATCCTGTACTATAAATAATAGTTAATGCTTCTTCTAGTTTTTGTCTATCTTGAGTTTCATTCCATACCGCTCTAGCATATGCAACTAAATTCATTTCTCCTTCAACAATCATAAGTCTTCTTGATCGTGGACGATTAACAAATCTTTGTGCATTAAAAAAACATGGAGTATTTACAGGAATCCATTCTGCAAATTCCTTCTGACTTAACTGTCTAAATCGAAATCCACATAATCCACCATCTAAATTATAGAGAGGATAAACCATAGCATCGTCTCCCATGCTCTCTCTATAAATATTTAGTTCTTTATCATCCTTACCAATTTTAAGGATTCCGTGTCCTTTAAGAATTTCGTAGATTACATCATATTTTGGAAGAATACCAATATTAATTCCTTTTAAAAAATCTTCTTCAAAAGGAATATTTCTATTTTCAAAAAATTTATTCATAGCAATTGGACGTTTATTAGGATTTTTAATAAAAAAATCTCTATTTACTTTACAAGCTTCCCATACTTCTATAATTTTATTACCCAAATTTAATGGGATATTATTAAACTCTTTTTTATTCTTTTGGAACTTAGCAGGAAATTCTACTTTTGCTAATTCACAAGCCATTTGTACGGCATGACCATAATTAACGGCTCCGCCACATTTTCTTAAAATATCAATAACATTATAAGGTTTTCCATTTTTATCAGAATTTTCTTGCTTATCTGTAAAGTCCCAGAGTATATTTTTATCTGGAACAAAAGTCAGACTTGGAGTGTTATCAATTCGCCAAGAACATTTTGCTCTCGGCCTTGCGTCAACTCTAACAAAGTCTTGACCAGTAAGTTTGGTATAAAGCCAATCAATAGGAATTTTGGCCTTAACCGATTCAACAAACTGTTGAAACTCGGAAAGGTTTTCCGCTTGTTCAGACATACAACTCCACAATCTAATTCTATTGTATCACACTTATTGAAAATGTCAAATCATAATTTTAGAATATTAAAATAGGGAGCAACTGGCATAGAGAAATATACTTTTTTTATTCCAAATAATCGAAGTATTTTCTGACACTGTGAACATGGCATTGCTAAAGCAGGCCGTCCATCATTTGTTTCTCTATAAACAGTAATACTACAAGTAGTTAAATCCTCATAGTGCCTACGTTTTAATAGAACGCTTATCTCTGCATGAAGAAAAGGTTTCATCCCCTGATTCTGTATTGTGTGTGATTTAGTGAAAGAATTACAACCAAAAGCTAATTTTTTATTTCCTTTATGCAATACCGCACCTAATCTTCTTCCTGGTCGTTCACCTTCAGACATATATGAAGCTAATCTAGCATCTTTAAAATGATGTATCTTATCAAGTGGGTACTCCATCTGATTCATATTTTATTCCCTTAAAATAATCTTTAAGAAATCTATCTATTTTTTTCCTACTTTGAAGAGCATACCAAATTTTACGTTCAATAGTTTTTACTGATACATATCGTTTTTCTATTACTTCTCGTGTTTGTCCACGACGATAGTTTCTATCATGACTTTGAGCATAATCTTCATAATCTTCTGTTGCTGAATAAAATAACATTAAGTTTGCTTTTAACCAGGTATGACCAAATTTTGCTGACTTAGCAATTCCAACAATCAAACGACTTTCGGGAGAGAGCCAAATCTTTAATTGGGCTTCTCTTTTTTTATCTCCCATACCACCATATATATATGCAGCATTGTATTTTTCTTTATATCGTTTATATATTGTTTCAACTTCCCATCTAAATCTACACCAGATAATAACGTTATTTTCTGGATTAGCTAAATGTTCTTCTATATCCATATCCATTTTATCTAATTTAGCATTCCACGGAAGCGCAACTCTGGTCTTTTTTCCATTTTCATCTTCAAGATCAACGAAACCACCTAAAATTTGTAATAGTTTTATTCTAACCGTTAATTCATATTGAACAGCAATTTCACCTTTTAATTCTACACCATTCTCATCTAATCCATTAGCGGCAGCACAATAATCTTTTTCAATCTTTTGATAAAGTTTATAATGTTCAGGATGCAATGTAATAGGTTCTTCAACAAAAAAGCGAGTTGGCAACTTCATTACACTATCACGTTTGACCCAATAAGTAACTAGATCAATACGTTTTCTAATTTCCATTTCAGCATTAGCTGCTGGAAACCATAATTCTGTAGGTCCAACTTTTCTTTTAACCCCATAACGCATTTCAAATTGAGAGTAATTATCTCCTAACACAGAACCTAAAGCTCTCATTTGACCCCAAATTTGGAAAATTTTATTAGGAGCTGGAGTTCCACTAGCTAAAAACATATATTTAAAATATTTAGATAAATTGATAAAAGCTCTTGTTCGATATGAAGAATGTGTCTTTAAAGCAGAAGATTCATCAAAGAAAACGGCATCAAATCTTCGCATTTCAAAATAGTTATTTTCATTATAAGAATGTTCAGCATCTTTAGTTTTATGAAAGCACCAGTGTTGAAATTTATCTGGATTAACAAAATTAATATGACCCGTAGGATTATAAAAATCTTCTGGATCTCTTAAATTTATAGGTTCAAATTCTGAGAAACTGGCAAGATCCTTGAACCATGCAGTATCAGATAACAAAGATACGGGCGCTACGACTAATGGTTTTTCGATTAAACCATCAGCCATTAATTTACCTAATAAGATAATGCCTACAATAGTTTTACCTAGTCCTTGTTCTAAATAACAGCCACCTTTTTTTACAAACAAGCACCATAAAATAACTCGTTTTTGAAAAGGATCTGCTTTTAATTTTGGGAATAAAGCTTCAATTCCTTCTACTTCCCACAAATCATCAATATCATCATCTGACATTGTTTTAAATTTTTTAGCATCTTTATAAATTTTTACTTCATTACGAAGACTTTGTATTATCGGCATAATAGTAGGATCATAATCTATATCTAATCCATACTTATCTTTATTTTCAAAAAGATCCATTAAATTCCAAGGTGACATTTCTAAATTATAGGAATGATACTTTTGAACAGTAGTCGCTCCTAAAAAAGAAATATCTCTATCTGTTGTGATTAAGAAAAGTTTTGGATTTCTTTTATCCACTTCAATCTTAACGTTTCCCAATTAAATTTCTCCGCTTTTAACCAATCTTCTTTTGTGATATGATTTTTTAAATCACTGACATCTAAAAATCTAATATTATTTTTATTTAATATTAATAATCCAATTGCCATTGCTCCAGCTTGTTTTTTTATTCTTAAATTATGTATTTGAATATCCGTAAATGGATGATTATTTATAAAAGATATTTCATTAATTTTCTTTGATTCTATATAACACGGCATACCTTTGTAACATGCTACTATATCTGGTTCGCCTACTTTCAAAGGCATGAATTGTTTTGAGATATATAAGACTCTGCCATATATCTCTTTTTGAGTTTCTATAAAATTTGCTGATTCTTTTGTTTCACTCATATTATAGCTAAAATAAAAGGGGCAATAATTTGCCCCTTTTATTGTATCACACTTTTGCTTTATTTTTTCTTTGAAAAATATTCAAGCTTGCTGAACCCCCCATCCATCGCAAGCTTACCGTAATAGATCTTGTCGGGATTAGGATCAAACGCACGATTTAAGCCTGCCTGCCACGCATCAGATAAGATGCCTTGAAGCAGTTCTTCTGCCTTCTCCGAATTCTTCATTCCATGAGAGGACATAATTCTGCATGATGAATCTGATAATACGATACCTGCCTCGTAGGTATCGAAATACAGATCATTTGCATCAAAGTGACGAATCGAAATAGTTCCGACATTTTGTTGATGCAAAAACTTTATTTCAAATACTTCTTCCGAAGTGTTAATAAAAGATTTTGCTCTTTCTCTAATTTGGGCAATGGGAACGACAATACATTGTCCACCAATATGCCCGTTTGGTAATGTCACCAGCCTTAAAGACAAAGGCTCGCCATTTTTATCTGTCAGAATCGTAGAGCTTCCTTTTCTGGAAGATCCAAAACCTTTTTCTGACAGTACGATTTTATTAGAAGCCATAAAAGGCTCCTTCTAGAAAAGTCCCCATAATGGGGAGGTTTGGGGGAGGGTATAATTTCCGCCGTAGAGATAAAGTTATCTCCACAATATAATTATAACAAAAAGAGATCTATTTTTGCTGGCAGTTTTGTGTTAAACTAAAAATGTTGCACAGGAATTTTATGAACGAAATTTACAGATCTAATAAATATTCTGACTTCATTCAGAAGGTAATGCGTCTTGATGGTGCCCCCTGGAGATTTGCGAACAGACCGTATATTTATCCAATTGTAAACTCAAATGCAAAACGAACTTTAATGATGACAGCTAGACAGGTAGAAAAATCTACCACAATGGCTGGCAGACAATTAGCTAAAGCTTGTTTGAATGCAAATAGAAGTTATCTGTATGTTTCACCAACAATGAAACAAACAGGTGTATTTAGCCGTAAGAAAATTGACGAAGTTTTTGAAACTTCTATTCTAATGAAGAAGAACTTTTATCCAGGGGTAAAAGGTTTTAGGGTAGAAGAAAAAAGATTAAAGAATCACACTACTTTATATTATCGTTCTGCGTTCCATGATGCTGATAGTATTCGTGGTATTACAAGTAGTCTTGGAACTGACTTTGATGAAATCCAAGATATGCTATTGGAAGTTTTTCCAGTAGTAGAAGCCTGTTCTATGAAGTATCCAGAATCACAATTCTTTTATGCAGGAACTCCAAAAACATTAGACAATGCTATTGAAAGTAAATGGCAAATTAGTTCTGCTTGTGAATGGCATGTCAAATGTATGGGTTGTGGTTATTGGAATCGTCTTAGTATAGATAATGTTATTCTAGATAAACCTGGTATTTGGTGTATTAAATGCCAAAAAGAATTAAATACTCTTTTAGGTTGCTGGGTAAAAGCTAGAGAATCCGAAATGCTTGGATTCAGAATTCCTTATATTTTATTATATAAACCATATATAGATTGGAAAGATTTATTCTTTAAGATGCGTAATTATGATACTGGCACATTAATGAATGAAGTCTTTGGAATTTCATATGATAATGGATCTAAACCATTAACAAGAGAACAATTAATATCTGCTTGTAGTATTGATCGTCATATATGGGAAACACCACCTGAAAAATTTAAAGGTTATGATTTTTATGCTGGAATTGATTGGGGTGGTGGTAATACTGGATATACTATTTTGACTATTGGATTTTTCGATCCTTCATATAATAAGTTTAAAATCGTTTATTGTAAACGATATGTCGGAAGAGAAGCTGAACCTGATATTGTTTCTGAATTAATTACAAAAAAATTGTTAGAATTTAATGTTCAGGTAGTAGGAGCAGATTGGGGTTTTGGTTGGGATATGAATCCTAGAATGAGAAAGATGATACCCAGAAACGTTACTTACGTTACATTTAGACATAGTATTATTAAAAAATTTATTGCTTATGATGAAAATGGAAATACTTATGTCACTAATAGAACAGAGGTAATGACAGAATTATTTAATAAAATTAAGAATGAATTTATTGAACCTTTTATATGGAATGAATTTGAAGAATTTGGAAAAGACTATTTAAATATTAATGCTGAATATTCAGATACACTACGTCAAATGAAATATATTCATACTCAACCAGATGATGCATTTCATTCTACTTTATATTCTTTTCTACCGTATTTGATTAGAACAGGACAAGTACCATCTACTAGATATAATTCTGCTGAAGATGAACCAGATACTAAAACATGGAAAGGTGATTGACACCATCTCATTTTTTTGAGAGAATAGAGATACGCAAGGATTACCTAATGAATATTGAACTTCAAGCGAAAAAAATAGCAGAGAGTTATATCGCAAAAGGAACCGATATGAATGGTTCTATTGCAAAGGTAGCTTCTGAAAATAATTTAAATATAGAACAAATAAAAAGATTGGTAGAAGAGTCTAATAAAATTTGCTTTTTAATTAAATTTGCTTCTACTGGAGAACAAACCTTTGAAGTTGCAGATTATGAAAAGGTAAAAAATATTCTACAGTCTGATGATATTATCGAAAAGAAAGCTTCTGTAGAATTTAGTAAAACTGATTATAGTAAAAATAATTTTTATGGATTAGAAATTATTGATGAATCAGAAAAAACGGCATCAGAGAATGATGTATTAAATCAAGCTATTGAAAAATGCGATTTTGAAATTAGTACATCAATGAATAAGATTGCTCAATTAAAATATTCTTTTGCTACTCAGGATAAAATTGATACTTTAGAAAAAAGAGCAGAAGAATATAGATTAATTAAAAATCATCTTATTGAAAAACGTGCTGGATTAATAAGTAGGGCTTTAAATGCTGGAGCCAAAGTTAGCGATGCTGCTTTAAATGCTGGAGTTAAAGCTGGCGTAAATGCCGGAGCTAAAATTGGCGGTGCCGCTTTAAATGCCGGAGCTAAAGTTGGCGGTACCGTTATAAAACATCCTATTAAAGCAGGTCTTGTCCCATTAGGTGTTGTTGGATCTTTTGAAGAAGGTTCTAAAAAAGTTGCAAAGAAATCTGAATCAATGATTGGAAATAACATCACTAATTTAAATAAAGAAGCTTCTTCTATGACAGATGTTTTAAAAGAAGTTAAACCTTATGCATTGATTATGGGTGCTATTGGCCTTGGCGAACTTGCGGCAAAACAAACTGGTGGATTAGTTGGACGAATGAAGCAAGAACGTGATTTTAATACTTCATTTCAAACTATAGAAGCTAATAATGAAGATATCCGTCAAATCCCAAATGCTAGAGCTTATTTTGATGTTATCGCTAGGCATAGTCCAGATTTAGCAAAAGATCCTATGGTTGCACCACAACTTATTCGACAGTTTGATATGTTTGGTGGAGTAGATGTAAATACTATAGGAAAGTTAAGAGAAATTCAACAAAATAGTCCAAATAACAATAGAAATAAAGATGAAAATTATGCTGGTAACTTATTGAGCGGAATTGGAACATTCCATTCGATAATGAAAGATAAAAAACCTAAATCTTAAGTCCTTTTTCCCTCAACATTTTTAAGGAGACATTAATATGTCTAAGCTCCAAATCGAACAACTAACTGACCAAATTCAGTTAGAAAAAACTGCTGAAGAAGCTGAAATGGAAAAGATTGCCTCCGTGCTTCAGGTAATTGACCAAGCTTCTGTTTTAACTACCGTTGGCGAAGAACTCTTCAAGGTAGCTGAAGAACTCGAAAACGAGAATTTAGCTGCTCTCGCTTCTGATATCTATCAGACTGGCGAACGCATGGGCGCTACCCTAACCAAGATGGCTTCTGAAGATGGCAATGCTTTAGGTGAATCTCTTGAGATTGCCGAAGATCTTAATAAGCTCGCTCACGTAATGGCTGAAATCGCCGATGATGTTCAGAACGAAGAGTTCTCAAAGATGGCTGAAGCTGTCATTGATATTTCAAATGATATGACTGAAGAAGCTAACGAACTGATGGAAGAAATTGACAAGAAAGCTGAAGAAGGTAAAGAAAGTCGTTATGATAGGGCTAAGAAGTGGATTTCTAGCAAATACTCAGAAGGTAAACGCGGTTTAGGTCGTGCTTTCAAGGCCGAAGATGCTCGTAAGTTACTTAGTGAAGTTGGTGGCGATACTGGCGTTCCTGGTGTATTCGGAAATGCTACCAAGACTGAGAAAGTTAAGGCTTTATTAGGTACTAAGGCTGGCCTTAAGTCATTAGCTCGTCCTGCTGCTGCTTATGGAACCGTAGCTGCTGCTTTAGGTGCTGCTGGCTATGCTGCTCATAAGCATAACAAGAAGAAGTAATTATTTAGTTTATATCAAGCGGCTCTGCTTAGATAGAGAGCCGTTTTAATAAGCTAAAGGAATTATATGAGTTTAATCAAATTAGCGATTTCTACTGCTCCTGCTAGATTAGCTATGAGTAAACAAATTATTGATCAAGCTGGTATGAAAGCTGGTGCATTATATAGTGCATTATCTAGTAGAGCGGCTAATGGAATTAAAGATATGAAAACAAAATTATTAGAAAAACAGTTAAAAGCTATCGGAATTCAAAGAGCTAATCCTTTACTTAAGAAAACTTTAGCGGTTTAATAATGTATAAATTAATAAACTCATCTAACGTTCCTGAAGATAAATCTATTTTTATTTCTTTAGAAAATAGATATGAGAATGAGTTTATAAAAACTGCTGCAAAAAGAGATTTGCCTACAGAAGTAGATGAAGCTATTAAAAATTTAAAAAGAAAAAAAGATCATCGCTATGTTTTAGTTACAGCTATGGGTGATGGAGAAACTTGGGGATCCAATAAGAATGGAGATTATTTTCCTTATGATTCTTTAACTGGAATGCAGAATGATCCAGTTTGGAAAGAAGTCGCTGGGAAAGATGAACGTTTAAATGAAAAAATGGAATTAAAACGTCGCTATAAAACATTTGAAGATGGACATTTCTTTCATCATCATAAGAATAAAATAGAAAAAGGTGATCCTGCTTTTGGTTATATTCCAAATAGTATTTGGAATCCAAAAATGAGAACAGTTCTTCTTATTGTTGGAGTTGATGCTAAAAAAGATCCTGAAACTGCTGAAAGAATTGATCGCAATGATTTAATGTCAGTTTCAATGGGAGCAAAACTTCCTTGGGATCGTTGTTCTATTTGTCATTCTAAACATAAAAGTTTACTACAATATTGTAATCATTTAAAATATAATTTAGGTAAAATCTTACCTAATGGTAAACGTGTCTATGCAGAAAATTTATTCCCTAGATTTTTTGATATTAGTGATGTTACAAAAGAAGCTTTTATAGCTGGTAAGCAATTAGAAAAAATTGCTACTTATCAGAATGGAGAATTAAACTCTGTTGATTTAGCCTCTTATTATGATATTGGACAATTTGATAAAATAGCTGAAACTGAAAAAGTATCTACTATTTATAAAGATATTCCTAATCATATTGAAGGTGCAATTGCTAGAGTTTCTAACACTGAAAAAGATTTACCTCATGAGCTATTAAAAGAACTTGGTAAATTAGAACCTAAAGAAGCGTGGGGAGCTTTAACCAAAGCTGGTATTATTGCAAAGCCAAATGAATTTGCTTATGTAATTCTTTATAATAGTGGTCACTATGAATTAGCAGATAAATTCATTCATGCTAAGGGAGTTGTAAGTAAACCAGATGTTAAGGGTTTAGATGAACAGCTTCATGATTTATCAGCAATTCATATTAATCATAGAGCAGAAAGATTAGCTAAAAATATTCCTGACCATGTTTTAGAAGATCGTTCAATTGGAATGCTTAATGATCGTATTTATAAAACTGAAAAGGGTTTAAGAAAAGAAGCCGAAGCGGTTAGAACTGTTGGATTAGGTTCTATTCTATCTGCTCTATATTTACTGTATAGAGCTAATGCACAAGAGACGTTTGGAGCATATGGATTAATTGGTGCTGGTATTTCTGAAATGATTATAGACCATAAACATGCTGATAAATATCTTGGAAATAATGCAGCTTTAACAGAACAATTAAATAAACAGTCCTCAGTAACAACTCCATTCTGGCAATCTGGAAAGGGAATGATTATAAGAGGGGCTGCTGGATTTGCCGCTCCATATATTGCAGGTGCTCATTATCAAAATAAAATAAATAATGGTGAACAAGTTGGCATTATTGGCAAGACAATTGCAAATAACCCTGGTAAACTAGGATTAGCTACTAGCATTGCTGCGATGAATCCTAGTGCTGCATATAAAGCAATTAAAAGAATTGGATCAGATACAAAAAATGCTATTATAAAACCTAAAGTGTAATTGGAGATATATTATGAAATTCATACAATTTGTTAAACAATCTAATCCTGATTTCCTAGAGAAAATGGCTGGAATAGAACAAGATACTTTAGTTGATCTCTTGGAAAAACAAGCAGAATATACAGTTCATCTTCTTTTAGAAAAATTAGCAGAAGAAACACAAGAAGTTCCAGGGGGATCGCCAACGGCTGATCCTTCGCAAACTCCTATTACTGGCGGACAAGAAAATGTTTTAATGGATGATAATAGACCTAGTAATTCAATTAAAGTAAATGATATTAAAGCAGCCGTACAGGAAGCTATTACTGCTGGTGCTGGTGAAAAAATTATAGCTTTTGTTAAAGCATTAGCTCAACAAAATCCAGAAGCAGTTAATGAAGTGGTTAAAATTATTAAAGTAGAATTACATTCTGCTTTTATGAATAAACAAATTGATGAAGAGTCTGCTGTTAAAATTTCTGATGGTTTAAATGAAATATTAGACGGGGGTAAAAATGAGTAATGTTATTGATGACATTCTCGCAGAAGCAAGAGATTGTATTGGTCTTGAAAAAGAAGCTAATGATGCTAATGGTGCTCCAGATCAAGCTTCAAATAATGGGAATGGGATTGGACAAGATATAATAAGTTCTGCTAATGCTTTGCTCCAACAGATTGAGCAATTCAAAGCAACTATGCAAGCTGACGCCGCAGGTAGTAATCTTAATGCCGACCCTAATGCTCAAATAGATCCTAATGCTGATCCTAATGCTGATCCTAATGCTCAACAGGTAAACGGTGGCATTACTGTACAGACCCCTGGTGGTAGTGTTGTAAAGATCGCATCATTAATTAAACTTAGTTCAATGTTTAAAAAAAGTAAGGAGCTATAAAATGGATCCATTAGCTCAAGCCATGAATTTGCTCGATCAAGCTGCTGCGGTTATTTCAGAACTTGTTGCACAGAATCAAGCTAAATCATCTGAAAGAGATGTTGAAAAGAAGGCTGAGTTCCTAGCCGCAAAAACAGGTGTATCCTTTGAGGATGCTTCTGCTATGATTAAGACAGCCAGTGAAGATGGGTCAAGTATTGACTCTCTCATTAAGGCAGCCCAATTTATACATCGTAATGCAGCATTTGGAAAAGTAGCAGGGATACCTTATACAGAGTCTAAAACAGGTTCAATGGCAATTGATTCTTATTTAGAAAAAGAAGCTGAATTATTATCTGAATTAGGACTGTAGTAATTTACCTTTAACAATTTTAAGGAGAAGCGATGTTTAATATCCTATCTGGCCTTCAAGAAGGCTCTCACTCAGTTGCCGTAATCAGTCGTGCCCCTAATACTGGTGAAGTATTTACTAAGGGTATGATTGGTAAGTCTGTAGGTGGCAAATTAACAAAAGCTACTAATGCAGATAACCGGATTGCTGAATGGATCTTTGAAGATATCAGCACTCAATCATCTGGTAAGCATACTGTGGTATTTGGCACTTTTGAAGCTGAAACTGATCAGATTGACGAAACTACTAACGGTGCTATTGCTGTTGACGATTATCTTACCGCTTATGCTGGTAAGTTAGCAAAGTGTAGTGCTGGCGATTTAACTGCTGGTTATCAGCTTGCTCGTTGTACTGGTGTAACTGTTGCTGGTGTTGATCCTGCTCTCGGATCTGCATTAGGTAAAGTTGTCCGTTTTAGAACTCTTTAATAATTAGTTGCACTTAAAATTCTAAGGAGATTATATTATGGCTTTACAAATGTCTCAACTATGGGACGTTTTCAGTGGTAACAATTCCGATTCAATGGAAAAAGTTGCTGGATTAACTGAAGATTTCCTGCGTGATCGTATTCGTGAAACATCAGTTCTAAACCGGGCTTTACCTCCCGTTGTTCTTACTGAGGCTCAGATCGAACGTAATACTGCTAACGACTGGCCTTTAAAGCGCGTTGAAATTGAACCTAATTCTAAAGCTTTTACTATTGGCTTCCGCGGCAAAGGAACTGCTCAGTTCTTTGAAGGTCGTAAGTATGAAGTTTATTTCACCAAGATCGAAACTGAACACTTTAAGAAAACACGCGAAGAACTGATGACCATGCGTTATCCTGTTATGGACGTAGTTAATAATAACTTCGTTCTTGATATGCAGGAACAGCTTGACGGTATGTTTGTTACTCGTCTTGATGCTGCCGCTGCTGCTCAGGCAGCTACAAATATTATCAGTACTGGTGCTGGTACTGTAAAAGATCTATTTAAGAATGCAGTATTAGCTGGTGTTCGTGCAATCTTAGGACGGAGACGTAGGGCTGCACGTTTAATTATGACCGAATCAACTTGGCTTAATCTTGCTAAGTTAGAACCCGATAAGATTGGTTATGAACCTGTTAGTCGTATCGCCTTTGGTGGTGTAGCTAATGAGAAAACGTTCTTAGGCTATGAAGTAATTACATCTATCAACTCTACTACTGCTGGTAGCGTTTGGAATGATGATTATATTTACTGCATCGCTGAACCTGGTTTCTTAGGCTCTAACTTTATCCTTGGTGACGTTCGACAAGAAATGAAGCGCGAAGGTAATATGTTAGAATGGTGGGCTTGGGCTGACCAAGGAACTGAAATTGGTAATATCTCTTCAGTTTCTAAGATCACTGGCATTAGTTCATTAACCTAATAGGGAGATAGAATGTCGTTCGTCAAAGTTTTATTTGGAACTTTAGTTACTTCTGATTTTACTTTAGGTGAAGATAAGGTCGGATTCACAGAATCCGACCATCTTTACTCAGAATTAGTTGAACAAGGTAAGGTTAAGCTTTTTGCTACTAAGAAAGAAGCTGAAGAATATCAATTTAAATCTTCTATGGAATTATTCCATGAAAGTTTTAAGTCTTTAAATCCGCCTGAAGGAATGACTGTTCCTGCTCCTACTTTAGACTTTAAAGCAAGTTTACCAATTATAAATGAAGAAGGCGTTCCTTCTAATATCATTCCTCAAAGTACAGTTGAGAAATCAGTACCTACAGAAGATATCATTGCTCCTGATAGCCAACCTAATTCAACTAGTCCTGATTTAACTTCTATGCCTAGTTCTAGTCCAGCTTCCAAGAAATAATTTAATGAGATTTTGGATAAGAAAAGCGTATCAAAAGATACGCTTTTTTTATTAGAGATTATGATAGAATTGAGTGGGAGAATAAAATGAGTTTAGCTGCTGATACTGTCATTAATTTAGTTAGAAAATTTCTTAGAGATACACCTAAATTAAATGAACTAAGAAAAGTTCAAGAAAGTACAGATGATGATATTAAATTAGCTATTAATATGGCTATATCAGATTGGAATTCTACACCACCATTAATTGCCCCATCACGTTTAGAGAATTTTCCAAGTATGGATTGGCTAGTTGTGGCGACAGCCATGTTTATTTTACAATCTGCTGGAATACTCCAATATCGAAATGATTTAGCTTATAATGATAGCGGTATTACTGTAAACCCCTGGAGTAAAGGCCCTCAATACTTTAATACTGCTGGTATGTGGGCACAAATGGTAGAAAATAAGAAACGAGAATTGAAAACTGCTATTAATTATTCTATTACTTTTGGTATCGTAAGAACTGCTGAATATATGTATTGGGATTATGCTGGATTGTATTCTGGTCCTCAATATGATAATGCTGGATATAACATTAGTGGGACTACGCCGAATACGGATACGCTTATAAATCCTGCGATGCCTACAACACCATCACGCTCCAATCCTTTTGATTTCACAATAAGTTCATGGACTCCTGACCCCGCCAACTCGGTATATATTTTAAATTTCTATCACAATTTAATGGCAGACGTGGACGTTAGAATCATAGATCCAATTACAGGAATGGATTTAAGAAATAAAGTTGGAATTCAATTTGGAAGTAAAACAACCGTGAGATTAAGTGTTCCTATGATTCCAGACGGTAGATTGAATGGGCAAATTGTAGCGTTTAAAATATAAAAAATCTTGACAAATGGCATTTTAACCTCCATACTAGGTGTGGAGGTTTTTTATGCCAACCGCTTTAGCACAACGGAAATTTAATTCTTATACGAATACTATAGAAGTTCTTGAATATTTTAAAGAAAATAAAAAATGGTATTATAGATTAAAATGTTTAACTTGTGGAAATATTTGGAATTTAAGATCAGATGATTTAAAAAGATTAATAAATAATCAAAAAGGCGGTTGTAGAATTTGTTCTAATAGAGAAATCTCAAAAGGTAATATTAAACCTGAAATCCAAGAAAAACTTAAAAAATTAAATGAATACTTTGAAATATCTAACACAAATAAACATAATATAAAACATTTTAAATGTAAAATATGCAATCTAGAATTTGACTATCAACCATTCGATATGCTTTCAAAATTAGATCGAAATCAATATCCCTGTATTCGATGTAAACGTAAATTAATTAATAATAGTATAGAAAATCAAGAAAAACAGTTATTAGAAAATAATATATTAGATATTAAAATATTAAATAGAATAACACCAGCTATTTCCAGGGTGGTTTGCTTGAATTGCAATTATGAATGGGATAGTTATTTTGGAAATATAATAAGAGCTAAAAAAAAATGGAATACAAATAGTTGTCCTAATTGCGATAGATTAACTGGAAGAACTACATCATCACAACAAATAGAATTAGAAGATTTTATTAAACAATATTATAAAATAGAGATTGGATATAAACTTCCTAACAAACAAGAGATAGATATCTTCATTCCTGAATTAAATTTAGGTATTGAATATAATGGAAGTTATTATCATAGTCCAGATACAAGTATCAGAATAGATGAAACATATCATTTAAGCAAAACAAAAATAGCAAATGAATCTAAAATTAAACTAATACATATCTTTAGTCCATACTGGATAAATAAAAAAGAAATATGTAAATCTAAATTATTAAATATCTTAAATCAAAATAAAAGATATTTAAGATCTAATCAATATAATATAAAATCCATTGATTGGAAATATGCTAAAGAATTTCTAAATAATAATCATATAATGGGGGCTGGAGAAATACCATTATTTTCTTATGGATTATATAATAAACAAGAAGAATTAATTGGAGTTGCAACTTTTACAAATAAACGTAAAGGCAAT